CGTTTTACTGTTTTATTTTTTTGTAAATGTTCCTAAAGTCGTACCGTATAATCTCGTCGATCGCTCTTTCAATTTCCAATTCGTTTTCCGCTTCTGAAAACTGATTGGAAGTTCTTGCGATTCTTCCAAGATACGCGCAGGAATGATAACCCTTTTCCTCGTCAAACAGAAACCAGGAAGTGAACTGTTCAAAAGGATTGTAAGGATTGTCAAAAGTTGTTAAAGCGCATTTTGCCATAAAACGACGTTCACTCCTTTCCATTTAGGTATTTGGATACGGTAGACGGGGATACGCCCAGCGCCTCAGCGATCTCAGCAGTGCTGTAACCGGAAGTGTTCATCGAGACAATTTTGTTCTTTTTAGCAGAACTGAGCGTCGTTGTCGCACGAGGAGTCGCTCTTTGTCTCAACTCATCCATGTTTACGTGATCGATGATCTGTTTCAGCTTGTTTTCGCTGATAGCGCCGGCCTGGATCGCTTCCCACTCCCGATCAGTCACTTTGATTGGCTCCCTTTTGGCTCCAACCAACTGCCGCGCCGCCGTAAGCGCTTGCTGATTCGCCTTTTTCAGCTCGCTTTTGCTCATGTCCGGATACTCTTTCTTCTTAGCGGACACATTGGCGTTGGCAATCACCTGAGCCTGCCTCTCCCTGGGGGCGTTCTTTAAGGCCACGTTCAGTTTGGCTGTCAGAGAAGCCACTTCTCCCTGATAGGCGGTTTTCGCCGACGCTGAATAGGCGATCTTGCCCGTGCTTACCATCTCTTTTCGCGCCTGATTGGCAAGGGATTTCATTTGATTGGCGTAAGCGGCATAGGCTTCCTCCTGAGGGGTGCCGGAAGACAAAGCGCGGGCGTCTTTGGTTTCCGCCATCTTGGTACTGGCCTGCATTCTGACTCTCGTCTTGCCATTCTTATCGGTGTACTCCTCATAAACTTCCTTGTAACTCTGCTCTCCCGTATCAGGGTGGATGATAGGGCTCCCCTTTCTCTTGAGAACCGAAGTCTCCGACTTGGCTCTCGAAATCAAAGTGGAGGCTCCTTCGTGATACCGGCCGTCCGAATCGATCGCCCCCTGATACTTCTTTTTCAGGGCGGCAATGCCGTTATCCTGCTCGCTTTGTTTGTAATCCAGCTTGTGCTTTTCCGCGTCGATTACCACCATGCTGTGTCGGACAGCCCTTGCCAGCTCATCCTGGGTAGCGCCCTTTAACGTCATGTCGGTAATCAGGTTGGAAATCTTGCCCATTTCGGTCTGAGTGTTCCTCATCTGCTTGAAGGTTCCCTCTTTTTTGCCGCCATAGGCGAGCTTTGGATCAAACCCTTCCAGTCCCTTTAAGGCGGGCGTAGAGGTGATCTTCACCTTGCTCCTGCCGGAATTGCAGGGGATGACCATCACCGTGTCCCCGTCGAAGTCGGCTCCGGACAAGCGTTCCGCTACTTTGGAATTGATGCCGATGGCATCGGCCGGGGTATTGCCCAGCACCCTTTTTCCTTCCGGTTGTTTGTTGTTGACTTTCAGGATCGGTATCTCGAAAGTTCCCCCATGAGGATACCGGATCAGAGCGACGGTTTCCCCGTTTTTGTAATTCGGAGCGTACACTTCGTTGTCCTTTATGGAGGTAAGGGGCAAAATAACCTGATACTTCTGTCTCGGCAGAGCGGCTGCTTGTAAATTCACCGCCGCCGAATCGCAGTCATCCGCAAAGGATTGCAGAAGCGCTTTTTTCACCGTCGGATTGGTGAGAGAACAGATCTCTTCAAATTCCGAAACCTTGTCGGCGGACGCCAGATTGAGCTGCTTTTTAATCAAGGTCATGCTTTGCTTGGACAAAAACTGAGAGGGAAGATGATCGCTCCATTCGTTCCAATCCCCTTCCTCGGCTCTTTTGTTAATCAAGGAAAGCTTTTCTTTGCCGTCCTTGTCGATGTAATAACTCTGGCCGCCGTGTTCTTTGATGAGGGAGCCGAAAGGATTATCCGGGTCGTTGGTAATTTTTTTCAGCACGTCTAAGGTCGGCGTTCCCGATTTCTTGTTGGTGTTAAAAATAACATCCACTCCATCCGGCATGTCATCCGAATAAACCGCCATCCCTTTTAAATAGCGGTTTCCGTCTACCAGGATTCTGACCTGCGCGTAATGGGAATTTCCCAGAGACAGATCGTCGACTCCCCTTCTGATTTCAATTACGCCGTCTTTGTCAATACCGCCATCTTCAGCGTACCGGATTTTCAAACGGCTGGAATCCATACTCTCCGGATAGACAAAACTTTTTTTGAAAGTCTCGCCTCCGTCGTAGGAAATATAATCGGTGACCGAATGGACGTTGTCAAAATTGTAAATTTCCCGGTGTTCGGTTCCGGGAGGACAAACCACTTTGATATTGGTCTGTTTGCCTGGATTTGTCACCTGGGGAACGCCTCCGCCGTAAACGGGATAACCTTCCATTTCCAGTATGTACAGAGCTTCTCTTAGCTTTTCCTTGGAGATCCCCAATTCTCTTTCCACGCCGGTTCCGACGTCGATCATTCCCTTTTCGTCGATTTGCTTTTTGAGAAATTCGGCGGTTTTCTTCGCCTGATTCATGCGAGCCTCGGAGTTTTCGTTTAAAAGCGAACGCACCGACGAATCATTGGCGTATCCCATTTTCTCAGCGATCTCATTTAAGCTGTACCCCTTTTCTCGCAAGCCCTTGGCGGTTGCGACTTCCAACGCCCGCCGCTCGTCTTTGGCCAGAGACTTTTGGGTGCGCAGCTGCGTAGTGGTAAGCCCCATGGATTTTGCGATTTCAGTGTCGGTGAACCCCTGTTTTTTTAGTTCGTTAATCCTGCTTAAAAAATCTCCGCTGTGCTGGTACGGATTTTCTCCCGACCCCCAAGGGTACCGTCCGGAACGCCTGGGCATCCCGTAATGCATTAAAATGTCTTCGGCAATGTGATTCACAGTTTAACCCTCCTGCTCTTTCAGCTTGCTGAGCTATTATTTGCCATGTCAGTTTCTGCTCTCGGCATAAAAAATCCGCAGGCCGATTAAGACCTGCGGGTAAAATGTCATTGCAATTTGTTTGGTATTGTATTATACTAAGACACAAACAGGAGAGTAACTCCAAAAACGACTGGAGGCAAATGCAATACGCGACAATACATAAGCTACAGAAATTTCTATAAGCCAAAGGATTCACAAAAACTCCTGCCAGAGTATATGCTTCAACCAAGGAAAAGCCGCATTCATAACAACTATCACGAATGCTACGAAAAAGCGCGCAAATTACATCATCAAACCGAGGGACAGAGTTAGCGGCTCTGCCTCTTATTTTTTGCTTCCAGCCGTTTTGGGAGCTACCCTCCTTTCGGAATGATTGTCACTCAATGACCTCAATGAATTTGATATCCGTGGCGTCAAATTGAAGGGGATTGGGAAAATCGGGATTGTCGAGAATAATCGCCTCGACATCGACATCGTTGTCATCAGGCCAGATATAATCCCCAACCTCTCCAAAAAATTCGTCTCCATTGGTATTGACAATACGGACTTTTCTGCTTTCTTCCGCGAGTCTTCTCAAATTCATAATTTTTTTACCTTTGCCGCATAGATATGCGTTCCTTTCTTGCCATAAATAATAATCAATTTAGAGGTTCTAGTTTCGGTTCCGTCTTCGCTGACATAAACGCCAATCTTTTCCGAGGCTGTCACACGCTCCTTTTTTCTCCAAACACCCTCGGTTATGATCAGCTCTCCGGTTCCACTTAATTCCAGCACAAGCCGCTGCGCGTCAGCGAGGTTTCCCAGAATATAACTCCGTCCCTTATCCGCTCGGTTGGGCAGATGCTTTTTCTGAGCCCCCAGATTGAGTTTCAGCGAGACTTCGCCATTCCGGATCGCTTCCTGAAGAATCCCCTTTTCAATTTTAGCAGATTGGGAAGATTTTGCAACTGATTTCCCCGGCTCTTTCTGCCGCCCATCTGACAGCGGATAAGGCGGGCCGCGCCGCACGCCCCACTTTTGTCCCTTGATCCCGTGATGCATCAGGTATTTTAGAGGCGGTTTGTCGGCCACAAGATAACCATATGGATGCAATTTAGAGCAATATGCCATAATCCCTACCCCTCCTGCTCTTTCAGCTTGCTGATAATTTTGTCAAAAGCGACGATCTTGTCCATGACCGGCAAAATATCGTCCGCTGTCGGCCGATGGTATAAAATTTCATTTTCCTGATAGATTCTCAATTCCATTTCAATGTCAGCCGGTTTCTCTTGGTACTCCAAACAAAAAAGAGCAGCGTAAATCATCAGCTGCTCCATATGCGCCGGTATTACGCCGGTCTTTAAATCGTGAATTCTCAATAACCCGTTTCTAAAAGCGATGGTGTCGGCGGTTCCAAAACAGTTTTCGGAATAAAACAGGATTTGCTCCGGCGCCATTTTGTAACCGATGGCGTCGTTTACGTACATATTGAGTGTTTTTTGTGATTTGGGAAGTTTCTGCCCCAAACGAATGCATTGCGCCGCAAATTCGTGGAGAACGGTTCCCTTCTGGGTCGCAAGAAATCTTGTATAAGATTCAGCGACCTTTTCTTCGTCATAATTGATCCAGTGGTATTTGCTTGCGCCAAGAAAGGCGTGCTGCCCTTCAAGGTTTGAATGCCTGTTGAAGTTCATGTAGCACCTCCTCCCTGTTTTCGGGGCAGACAAATCTGGAAAAAGACATCTCGTTCATCCGTCCAACATAGTATTCCTGATTGGGCTGTTTTACGGCGTTCCTGTTTTTCTTGCATTCCAAAGCCGCCCACTTATCCCCATAAAGGATGAGCAGATCGGGGATGCCCTGAATATAATTCGCGTCGTTTTTTAGAATCATGCAGCCGGGAAACAATTTGTTTAACTCCCGAATGAGCTTTGCCTGAAAACGATTCTCCAGCATATCAACCGCTCCCTGTCTAAAAATAAAAAAAGAACCGCCTAAAGCGATTCAGAAAATATAAAAATAGAAAACGGAAAGGGCGGAGGGTCGGGTTATGGCAACCGTTTAGAAACCCTTTCCGTTTTCACAAAAACAGAAAAGAAAATGGCTGTTTTAGCCTCTCTCTTCATAAAAGGGCATGTTTTTTTCGCGTGGTGAAAAATAAAAGACAGAGATGCCTAAAAAAGCTTCTCTGTCTCTTGTACAAGATTTTACTGTTAGGAAGTTTTGAGGTAGATTGCCCCATCTGAAATATAATACTCTGTTTCCTTTGACGCCTCGTGGAGAACCGACTTCAAAGATTTAGACAAAGGAGATTCCTCACCTGTTTTTAACGGTTCGACAAATTCGCCGATTCGTTTTTCGTAAGGGGCTTTGTCGACATCCTTTTTTAAAATATTTCCCTTGAAATCGGCAACCCGGTTCTCCAACACGCTGAAAGCGCTGAGCATACGGCTCTGGCATTTGTTCATATAAGCCGACGCGTGATCCTCCACATATCGGATATAACTGGAGTCGTAATTTTCGGAATAATAAACCTCAAGTAAGGTGCTCATGACATACAGCTGCTTGGAGAGTTCCAGACTCTCCTGAATCTGGAAAGCCTTGTCGACAAAAGCGCCAATATCGGAATTGTCCTTTGTTTTCACAGCGGAATCCAAATCCGCCATGTAAAATTCCACGTCCTTCATGGCAATCTTTTTTGCCTGCTGGATACCCACAAGCGTCGCTTCCCTCTGCTCATTGTGAGCCATAATGGAACTATAATTTTCAAGGGCGTATTTGACAAAGCTGATTTCCGACATCAATTCCGCTCTTTTGTCCCCGTAAAGAAATTCCAGAATTTTGTCCAGACTCAGTTTCATCATCTGGAGTTTGCTGTTGATTTCCGCTAAAAAATATTGACCGGAGGCAATGGACATGACGGTAAACGCTCCAAGGACAGCCGCCTGACCGCCCAGAGGGTAAAGGGACGCCGTGCCCACAAATTTTCCGTCCGAGCCTTTGATTGCCGTCACGGATCCGCCCTGTTTCAACCTGGTAAGCGTCTGGGGCAGTCCATTTGGGAATTTTACCATGTAAGCGTTCGCCAGCGTACCGGTCGCCGCCAAGGACGGAAGATGCTGCTGTACCGCGCTGATATGCATTTTTTGCTCCGAGGTCAGCTCCATTTTTTTAAAACGGGATTGATCCCCAAAGTCCGGCTCCTTTTCGCATGGCTCGATTTCCACCTCAGCGCTTTTCAGCAAAGCGAGAAGCGGTTCCTCCTCACGTACAGCTTGTTCCAAATCGGTTTGATTGTCCATGGTCGACCTCCGTTTTTTTAATTTAAAAAGGTACTTTATCTCTCCTTAACTGAAACTGGCTCTAAAAAGAATATTCCTGTATCACTGTTAAATTCTAGAATTTCCGCCACAACACGAACATTACATCCGATCTTAAAAAATTCCGGCAAAAATAAATCTTCTATACCCAAGTTCATCGCATTAACATCCTCAAACTTAAAAATCGGTCCGGGATTAGCTGTATTCTCGTCTACATAATCCCCAGCGCTCAGAAGAATATCATATCGCGTATTGTAGTTGTCGTGATTTTCCATATAAGTGATGCACCCATCAAATTCGATAAGTCTACCTTTATACGTTTCCGCAAAATCACTGTACAAAGGGTCAATTTCTGCTGTCAATGCCAATATAGAGGCAAGCTCTTTACAGCTCTCTTCGGTCAGAATCATTTTCTCTGATTCCGAGGCAGAAACGGTTGCCGCTTCGCTTCCATTACTGGCCCCATCACTTTCAGTAGATTCATCTTCAGGAAAAGTGTGATATGTAATTACAACAGCTACATCATTTGGATACCACGTGTCAGCAGAATATTCCACATCTCCATCAACAGAAACAGACTCAACTTCTCCGTCCTTTGTTAACCATCCGGTTATTAAATCACCAACAGATACAAGTTGAATATTGGTAAACCCCTTTTCCTCAAAATTGTTGAGAACCTCCTGATAATTTCTCCCTTTTTGAATGCTCGAACCCGACGGTGTCTTGGCCTCTCCTTCGTGGTTACTGGAATCCGCGCCACAAGAAACAAGGGAAAGTATCATGACTATAGATAACAATAACATAAATATTTTTCTCATAATATACCCCCTCATACAAACCAAAATAAAAATTGGAAGATTTTCAAAATTGCAAATTTAGCTTTTGTAATGCCAAGGTCATTGAAAGAATTAAGAATCACGTTTATTGAATTTTTGGCCAATCCATTTTGCTTTAATAAGAATGACAGGTTTTCTGTCTAAGATTATGCCATAGATCAACAAAAAAGTCAGTATTTATGTATTAAATATAAATAGTATTCGATTAATAAATACAAATCAGAATACAGCACTTAATTGTTCTAAAAAAAGATATTTTAAGATGACCAACCCTTTCTTAAAACATCTTTTCATGTTTCGACAAAAATATTGGTTTTCCGAACAGTTTCTAATGACACAATTGACTCGTGGCCAAAAGCCCACTTTTTTTGCCTATTTATATATATTTATTAATTTTTTTATCGCAATTAAATAAGAGAAAAAAGTGGGAAAGTGGGCAGAAACCCTGCCAAAGCCCATGGTTACGGGGTTTTTTCAAGCCCACTTTTGGTTTTAAAAGTGGGCAGAAAGTGGGCAAATGGCCACAAATTCGGGCAAAATTCTCCGTACAGTCTCAAAAATATCCCACAAAAACAGGCAAATTGCCAACAAAAATGGGCAAAAGCCCGTTTTGCAAAAATAAAAGTGGGCGTAAAAACAGCCCACTTTAATCGTTTTTATCAGAGGATAATAAAGTTAATAGGTGGACTAACTGCTGGTTTAGCAACTGTTGTCGGCGTTGTTCTTCCGTTAATTCCTTTTGTAATTCATTAATCGGTCTGTCTTGTAGCCAAAATAATATGTTCAACATAAACACAGCTTTTCTTATCGATCAAAACAACCCTCCTCTCGACCTCAAAGTCTGCTCATTCACAAATATCAAAGAGCGTGTCTTCACCCTCCCCGACTCCAATTTTCGATGTCGATGCCATACTCTTTCAGCTTATAAGTACACAGCCAAGCCTGATCGGAATCGTCCAGCTCATACCGTCCGGACAGTTCATTTAAGCCCCGCGCAAAACTGTCGTAAAACCGTTTCAGGCGCTTTTCACCGAACCCAAACTGCTCGTGCAGCGTCCAGAGAATCATCGCGTCAATTTCCAGCGTGTGTTTGCGGTCGTATTCGGCAAGCTGCCGTTTTATTTCCATTTCCATGGCTTTCTTTTCAGCGTTTGAGAAAGAAGCGCCAAATATCCTTTTACCTGATTTTTTAATATACATGATATCAACCCTAGTTGTCCTATTGATAATGCGATAGCAGAACTCGGTTATTTCATATTTTTCCTTTCTTCGTCGTGAGCTTCCGATACAGTTCCTTTGCTTCCTCTCCTTTGAAAGCGTTGATAATATCAATTTCGCCTTTTCCTTTTTTTCCGACAATCAACACGGGAATATCTCCATGCGTATAGTCGAAGCTTACCAGGAAAGTGTCAGATTTTCCTTTCATCGAATTCTCCTTTCTGCCATTTCACGTATCCACTTTCATTAAAATTCTTCTTGCTCTTCAAAGCCCGACTGATTGCCAAATCAATCCCGCTCCGGCTTTTCAGGTGATAATAATATAAATCCGAATACGGCGTATTAAGCCGGTCAATCCTGCCGGATGCCTGCGCCATCACTTTATAACTGTAATTCTGAGAGTAAAATATAATGGTGTCGGTCTTAATACAATTCCACCCCTCACAGCCGGCATTGTACTGAACCAAGTAAACCCAGTTTTCACTTTCCGGTATCGGCTGATGCCTGTGCCCGTTCCACTCGGCAAGCTCTATGTTCTCGCCATAGCCCAGCCCTTTCAGAATTTCCAGCTCATAGTCAAAATTGTAAAATATGATTGCTCTTGGATGCTTCTCTATTAATTCCAGAACCGCGACACTCCTGGATTTGTCCGTGTTTACAACCTTTCTCAGAGCGTAACACAGCTCCCCCGCGTTCCGAATAGGCGCTTCGTTCCAAATATTCCATCTGGTGCGAAGAATGTCCTTATACACTGAAATATCATATGAAACATAGACATCCTCATGATGAGACGCGGTTTTTCGCTTAAAGTCCATGTTCACAAGAATCCGGCTGCGCAGCCGGTTCAGACGCCCGACATCCAAATATCTGTCCACTTTGGGATATTTGCCATTTACCCAAGTTATGACCATATGCTGTTCTTTAAACGCTGTCCGATTCTTATAAAAACCGTTCGCCACAAACACCGGAATATAATCCTGCCAGGTATCGCCAGGGGTAGCGGACAGCAAAATCCACTCATTGGATTTCGTGATTTTCAGAAAGGACTTGACCCAGGCTCCGGAACCGACTACCCTCTGTTCGTCAAATATAAAGAACGCGTCTGTAATCTCCTTATACTTTCTGATGTTGTTCCAGGAATCGATCACGACCTTGTTTTGATACAGACCGCCGTCCGAATGGACAGAAAGAAGGAAGGGCGAAAGTTCACCCTCCCATTCCTTGGTGTCCCTCTTTCGCGCCGTCGTGATGATGTACAGATCCTTCGGCGGGTCGTCCATTGGAATATAATCTCCGCCGGAAAGGCTCTCCTGCTCTCCGCCGTTTTGAAGATAGTAGTAGGCCAAAGCGGTCAAGCTCTTTCCCGAACCGACTCCTCCACAGAGAATACAGCCGTTTTTCATTCGCTTAACGGCTTCCAATTGGTGAGCATAAAGTCTTATCATCACCATCATCCGCGTTGTGCCAACACATTATACACGTTTTTCGACGTATGCCTTCGTGTAATCTCTATTGTCGGCGCATAGTTCTCAGAAAAACGAATCCAAATATCAAAATCGGCTATCATGTCGCCATTTCCGACGAAATCCTCCGCCCTGTCTATTACTTCCTGTCCTGTTGCTTTTACCAGTTCAACTAACGTTTCTTTGCTGCTTTTCATTTGTTTTTCTTCCTTTCAATACGCCGCCAGAATACGATCGTCTCCGCTGCGAACCGCTTCATCATTCTGCCTTTTATCCTCTTTGGGCAGTTCTCCCCAATCGCAGTCAATATAGGATTCCAGCGATTGGAGAAGAAATTGGGTAAATTCGCCATCATGTTTCATTTTTTCAGAGATTCCGCGAGTACACACCACTTGCCCCAGCCCAAATTTAAGCATCTTTCTTTTCTCCTTTTCCATAATTTTTTCCCTCTGCTTAAAACGGGACAAACTCCCCAGGATCCTCCTCTTCGGCGTACTTCGCCTCAAACTCGTCTTCCTCAATGGTGACATACATGGTTTTTAAGTACGCTTTGATTCCCGTTTTTCCGTTGACTTCCCAACTGTACGGCCTGATGGTTAAATCCACTTTGCGAATATCCGCAAAATCCAACGCGTTGACAGATTCTTCATCCAGTCGAGTCTTAGCACGTCGGGTAACCATAAATACTTTGGGTGGAATGTTCATGAAACTAACCGCTACCTGAATATAAGACTTAGGCGCGTCGTCCTCGTCGCGAGGAGCCAAAATTCTCACATTCCAGCCGTCCTCAATGAGCTTCTGCGCCTGTTGGGGGTTCTCAATGATCACGCAGAAATTCCGGTTTCCCTCCCGGTTATACTTTGTTTCCTTTCCGGAAAAATTGCGGAATATGATATGGGCGTTTTCAATTATAATATTGTCTATGTTTTGATAAGACATCTGTTTTTCTCCTTTCACTTTTTAGCGTCTGTCAAATTGAGCCGGATCGTTCCAAGGCTCATCCGGAGTCTCCCACGGCGGAGTGTTCCCAACGTATGGATCCTCCGAAACAAACCATTCAAAATCCCCGTACTGAGAAATGGCCTTGACCGCCTCGTCCACCAGTTTGTCATAGTAAGACCGGTCGATACAATCCTCTTTCCCAAGAGCCTTTACCATGGAGGACTCCATCCACAAATATCCTTTGGTTGAGCCCACCGCGTCGTACTTGACGTTTCCTTCCTTGTCCTTGCTTTGGCGGACAAGCGCCCCTCCGCCGTTCCCCCGGCGTATGGGGGTGAACAAGCCCACCTTTCCGACAAAGTGCAGCGAATGCCCGTTGTCCAGGACAATGTCCTCGGCGCCTTCCGGAATCATATCGGGGTTGTTGATATAAACGGCGGCCTCGTCGGGGCTTTTGTCAATATAAATCGCGGAGGTGACCGATTTGGTCTCGCACAGATCCGCAAAGCCGATTTCCTCATGGCTGAACAGCTTTTTAAAGACATAAGGAACCGCGAATTGGGTGCCGGTTGCCGTCCATTCCCCGGTGTGCTTACCGTCTTTGTATTTGGCGATATAGACGGCGTCGTTGACCAGGCACATCCGGTCGTATGTAGCCTCGTGCTCAAAGGTGTAACCATACATCGCGCCATAATCCATCACAAGCTGGATGATTTCCGGCGTGGCGTCTGGGATTTTAATGGAGTCCGTCTTGATGTGGGCGACGGTAAACCCCCGCTTTTGCACCTCGTGTTTGAGGTTAATCATAAACAGGGCTCCGCGTTTCGCTACGATATTATCTTTGTTTCGATTGTCTCTGAAGGGATTGTCAAACCCGGCCGATGTCAGGCCATAGACCGAATTAATGGCTATTTTTAAAGCCTGCGCCAGATCCGCCGCCGCGTTTTCATCGGTCAGATATTTGGCTAACGCCCCGCCCAGCATTTTTCTCGCTTTCTCAAACTCCTTATGTTTGATGGCGATACGGGCGTCCAAAATTTCTTTAAAACGCCGGGTGTACTCCTCCCCAAACAATTCTTCGGCCACGATACTGCTGGGATGCATGGAGGCGATATCCAACAGCGCCACATTGCCATACATGCCCGGTTCGGAATACACATATCCGCCTTCTCCGACTTCCTCTCCACGATAAGTGGACTTCCCGTTTTCAAATATGTACCCCGGAAAGATCGGTCTCCCCTCGTCGTCAAAGAGGGTATACTCGTCCCCAAAATCGTGGTACAAAAACCCGTCTTTGGTCATGGTGACCGAGTCCGCCTCATGGGAAATTTCTCCCATATTGCGGTAGCGAAACTGATCCTGCGGATTCCGATTGCTTCCGAATATAATCCGAGTGGTCAAAGTATTGGTGGTATCGTTTACCGTCATCCCCGCCACATCCGCCAGAATCTGCCTGGCTGTAAAGTCCGCCTTTCTCGCGTGAAAGACCGCCTCCGTCGCAATGACGTCGTTGTCGCAGTATTCGGCGACCTTTGGCCAGAGTTCTTTCGGCACCGGCTGATCCCATGGAAGACCCAGCTCCTGATGATGCAGACCCAGTTCGATCTCAAACTTTTTCAGCGACTGTTTTTTGCTGGAAAAGTCATAGACATCGGTATACGAGACATGGTAGGCTTCCCCAAAGAAACAGTTTGCGCTGCCGCTTATCATCTTCTGGGACAGGCTGTAAAGCTGCTCGTTTGTGTACCCCAAAAGTCTCGCGTATAAAATATGATTGTCATACCTTCGGCAGTTGAATCCAACCAGCCGAAACCGCATCAGTTCCTCAATTTCCTCCGGAGTCGGATTCATCATTCTCACAACGGGCTTGCCTTCCCCTTCGATCTTCCAATTCACAAGGAACAGGTTGGGAAATACCTCAACGTCGTAAAAAACCAGCTTTGCGCCGTCGTTTCTTGCCGCGTCGGACGGATTTACCGACTTGAACCGCATTTTGTTGACCAGCTTAATACAGTAATCCGCCTGATGGGTGCTGTTTGCGGCAAAAGCGAGAACCGCGTTCCGCATATCGGTCACGTCGTAATTGAAACCGCCGGCGTAGGCGTCCTCCAAAATCTTATAAATAAAGTCGACGCTTGGCTTGGTGCCCGGATGTATTTCTTTGTTCAGATTTCGTTTGATGAGCGTCCGAAGCCCTTTTTCGTTTTTTGCCCCCTCGAAATTGATCATTTTCTTTTCTCCTTTCAACGGCAAGCCGGAACCGATTTCCGCAACAGGCAGACCATTGCACCTAGACAGTCTTCGCCGCAATGCGCTTTTGCCCGGAAATGCCTTGATCTCAATGTGGTCGTCGTAAACGCGGCTCAGCTTAGACGCGTCTCCTGTGTAAATATAATGGAGGTGTACGCCGTTTCCGCTTTTGCTGAGTTCCGCATAGGTGGGAGGCCATTTACCCGCCGCCTCCATGTTCCGTTCAAGGGACTTATTTCCGTCCCGATCGGGAATATCAAAGTCGATGACGATGTGATTTTCCGGGACTTTTACATAATGGGTTTTGGAGGTGTCCAGTTCTTTGAGCTTTGACTTCACTTTATCCCACTTCTGGGACGGCGTGTCCTTTTCGGTGGCGTATTGCGCCGGGCAGTCTCCGCATACGGAATCAAACACCGATTCCGCGGCGTCCAGTTGGAGCCATGAAACGGCTTCCGGTTCCTCGGCTATGCCGGACGGCTCCTCAAACTTTTCCGTCCGAAACCCGCTGTAATAGCTGCGCACCCGGGAGCCGTCCTCCATGTGGAACCGTTCCTTGTATTCCAGAAAATAGTTTTTCAGTTCCTCTTTAAAAATCCGCTGGGAAAACGGGAAGCCGACTTTCGCTTCGTCGCAGTAGGTTTTGTACATTTCCCATGCCGCTTTTAGGGTGGTTCCATCCTGCTTTTTAAAGATGTGATAGGAATCTACGACAAAGTTGTAGAAATCATTGGAAGCGCCGAGCATGGCGACGGGGATATAATTGTCGTATCTGCCCGGATTTTCGGAATACACCTCCCGGCAGTGGTAAGCCACAGCGCCTAACTCAAAACCGACCTGCTTGACCGTAGTTTGATACTCTTTTGGATTCAGCTTGTTTCCGGTTGGCGACACATCAATGAGCCTTCGGATCAGACCGGATTTTGCGTCGGTGATCTTGACCGGCTTGTTGGTGCCCATAAACAGAAAGCATTTGAACCGGTTGGAATAGGTGGATTTGAATTTTTCATTCACCGTCATCCACTCGTGGGAAACCAGGCTGTTGAGCCTGGTATTATCCTCGATTCGGGACAGATCGCCGTCGTGCTGGATGGCCACCAGCGGATTGCTTTTAAAAGCCTCCAACGCGAAGGAATTGCTGGAGGAGCCTAGCGCCCTTGCGTCGAAAACCGAGCAATACCCCTCAAAAAGCTGCTGAATGATATTGAGCACGGTGGATTTTCCGGTACCGGCGGAGCCGTATAAAACCATAAATTTTTGCAGCTTTTTGGAGTCGCCGCAGACGATAGAACCGATCGCCCATTCGACTTTCCGCCGTTCCTCTTCGGAATATAAAGTGGACATCAGCTTGTCATAGGCTTTGATGCTTCCCTTTTCCAAGGGATAGGGGAGCTTTTTACTGGCGTAATCCTTTTTGCTTGTCTCGGTGTTTACAAATACCAGCTTTTCATCCAGCATGTGAAAGGAGTCCCGCATCTGCTTCTGACAATACTTGTGCCAGGAGTCGATCATGCCGGACTCCGAGTCCCACATGTGCAGCACCTTGACGCTCGCGTCGAACCGGCCGCGGTTTTCTTGGGCGTATTGATCCAGTTCCCGGTCAATGAGCTGCAAAGCGTCCTGCTCGTCTGTCGACCACAGACCTCGTTCCTCCACCCAAATCGCGTAAAAATCGCCGCCGCGAATCATCAGATCGGAACTTTTTTTGATAATAAACTTTGGATAGATTTCTATTTGACCGCGCTTGGCGCTGCGGGTTGAAATCATCAGAAAATCGAGCATCTCATCTCCTACGCCCCTTTCGAGCGCCTGAGCCGCTCAATTTCTCTCTGAAGCTTTTGGATTCTCCTTCTCTGTTCAAGCTGTTCCAGATGGCTTAAAACCAGACACGCGGCCGTCGCCGACATGAAAACCGCCGTCATCCGATTGAACCCGGCCTGTTTTCCAAAGGCCTTTTTCATCTTTACGACAGCGGTTCCCGTCCGATCCAGTTCCCTGAATATAAAACCTAGCGTCCCGTCCATTTTTTCTCCTCTCCTTTTCCTGAAAATGAAATAAACTGATCCAGATACCAGCACATCTGGTACCAGATTTCAACTGACCGCAAATCCCGTTGGCAGCGGCGTATGGTAAACAGTCCGCCCTCCCCGTTTCGGCTGTATTCCCGATTGAGAAAGCGGCATAAGACCCGATCCACATGATCCCCGTCAAAACGCGCGTCGCTCATAAAATTCAGTCCAAGATTGACGATCATCTTCCAGAACCACAGTCCGGTTCGGTCACCGATGTCCGGGTCGCTCATAATATGCTCCTCACAGCGGAGGGAAAGAGCGACGAGCATCTCCAAAACGCTGCAAGGGCGGTCGTCCAGATAAGCGGCGATCAGGGGATAGTCGTAGGAATATCGATCTCCAAACCGGTACCGCAGATCGATCCCGTCGTCCGCCCGATTGCCGTCCATGGGGATTAAATAGGTAAATTCCGTGTCGTGGAGGCGGTGCAAAAGCTTTCTCCACGACAAAGCGCCGGTATACGGCTCACCGCATACCATCCCATACATCCACTCAAAATAGATGTTTTCCAATTCGTCTTTCGTCATCGCTCTTCCGCCCGATGAAACCTGTTCTGAGAAATATCGGAATACGCTCTCGTATCCAGAAGGATCTCATAATCGCACCTGAGTCGGTCGTTTCTGACAAATACCGAATCGTCCTCGTACTCCCCGAAATGGGTCAAAGCGTCCGACCCGACGACCTCTTCCACCTCGTCCACCGGTTCGTCATCGTCATCCGCCAAAACTTGATCGGCGTACCAGGTCAGACTGATTTTTTCGTAATCCTCAAATTCGCCGAATTCCTCCGGAGCGATCACATAGGGTCTGTCCGTCACAGACGGTTCCTCCTTTCTGTTTTTAGCGTTCATGGCGGAATAACTTGCGTACCCCTGCGCCTGTATTTTCGCGATGTAGTCCGAAACGTCTGGTTTTTCACGAGCCTCCGCCGCAATCGTCCTGCTGTCCGCGTGATTGTCCGCTTCTGCTTTTCGTTTAGAAAAGGCCTCTTTCACCGAGTCGATCTCCTCCCGAGCGATTTGCTCGTATTTTTTTTTAAAATATTGCCAAGTCGCCGCCGACCCGACAGCCGCGCCAATCAAAAATATCGCGGCGCTTGTTAACTTATGATTCATCGTCGTCCTCCTTGCCGATGGTCATCACCGTAAAGGCCAATCCGCCGAAAAGCATGGCCACACTCAACAAAATTCCGCCCGCAATGTGCCTTTTCCGTTTGGTATCCAGCACATAATCAAGGGCGGGCAGCAAATTCACCAGTTCGCCCATGGGGCTAATCCTCCCTCCCGCCGGACAGAACGGCCAGTCCTCCGACAAAGCAGATTCCGGCCATAGCCGCCAGGGTATAAGATAACAATGTTTTCATCACAGACTCTCCTTTCAATCGTAGCTTGAAAAATAATGATGCTCCACCCGGAACATGGGGACGCCGTAATCGCTGTACCTTCCGGCGGTGAAAAATATCACGTCGGAATTGGTTCTGGACTCCAGCTCCTCCCTGACCAGCTCGCAAATATCCGCCCTGACTTCACAGCGATCCGCTCTGCCGTTGGACATGGAAGAAAACTGATGGGGCTGGTAAACCACATCGTAAACATTGTCCGGAAATCGCTCATGATCCACCCGATTCAGCACCGTGTCGATCACCAGGCGTTTTCCCTCCTCGCACTCCCCCTCCGCTTCCGCCATGGTCACCAAAGCGATCAGTTCAATATCCCGCTGGGATATCAGAGCTTCCTCCGAAGCGTCAGGAGATGGGGATTCCGAGCTTTCGGTGGGAACGGCGATGGTCGGAAGTTCCAGAATCACCGGCTGAATCGCCGCCGGTTCACGCTCTCCCTTCGCCGTTTGAACGGTACGGACAGGAAATAACAAAACAGCGCATAAAACCGGCAAAATAACTCTTTGAAACATTTTTTGCATGTAATCCTTCCCCTTAAACTCACTCGATCCGATCCAAAATATAGCCGTCCACGTTAAAGTCCAGCAGGATCGCGCGCTCATAGCCGTTGACAAATTCCCGATTTTTCTCCCGATTGAGTTCATAGATATGGAAATCCACAAAATTGTCGCCATTGGAATGTTCGGGATCGTAAATCCAACCGACTACCTGTCCGGCTTTGGTAGGCTGAATGCCGAGCCGTTCGTACACCTCGTTTAAAAACAGATACCCCCTCGCCTTCAACCGGTCGTTGGCGTAATTTTGTTCGGCGCGAAGAAACATCAAATTGTATTCCGAGTCTTTTTCCCAACAGGAACTGCATTCGTCAAAAAACCTGGCGTAATCGCTGTAAGCGTCTGAATCTGTCACATTGACGGTGGTTTTGGTTTTCTTTTCTTTTCCGGTTTCAGAATCGATCACCGTCTCTTCAAATTTCTTCGCCTTGATGTTGTATTTCAGTTCACGATCCACCTCTTCCCCAAAGCGTTCCGCCACGCGGCTTCTGTACGCCTTGAATCCTTTGTCCATCGCCGCGTAAGCCGCTCCCAACGCCATATTGCGCTTACGAAGGATGTTGTGGGAGGAAAGGATGCAGGTAAAAGACATCACGCCGAGCAAAACCGCGGGAGCGTACAGCTTTGCCAATTTTGCTCCCGTTTGAACATAGATGATGGTCAAATCCTTTTGGGCGTCCTTTTGGGAATACGCTTCGTTTAACGAGTCGTCCTTCCGATCGTCATTCAGGCAATTGTGAACGGCGTTGACGTCCTCTTTAGACTTGTCTAAAATCGCGCCGACTTTGGTAGTCGCCTTGCAGGCTAATACCGTGCTGACAACTGTCCCGACTATTCCAGCCGCAACAAAAATTTCAGGGCTGTGCTTTTTAAACTGAAAGCGCGCTCTGTGGAACGCTTTTCCAATGCTGCTCATCATTTCCGCTTTTTTCATGGCTCAATATTCTCCTTTTTCTCAGATTGATAAAGATTATAATAACTTTCATCCCTTGGCGTTTTTGGATGATCCGCGAGTTCCGCGCCGCAGGCCGCGTATCCGGCCAAGTCCACAAAACTGTCCTCTGTGCCGGTGCCGGTCTTAATTCTGGCGATCTTCAAAAGAGCCATCATGATCGCCACATCCTCCGCTGTGAACGAGGAGCCTTTGTACACCGACCATAAGCCGGCGATGGTTTTAAAATTGTTCTCAGGGGAGCCGTATTCCTTTTCCCTGTGACCGCACACGCACATCTTTGCTTTGTCTAAGATTTCCGCTCTTGTCATGTTTCGTCCTCCAAAATATACTCGTCATATTCCTCTTCCGTCGCGAAGAGAATCCATTCTCCGGCTGCAAAGCCCATGTAACCAGCCGGCGTAACATATCCGTCTTTCATAAAGCACTCTCCTTAATTCAAGGGCAGAACCCTCGGCAGCTTCAGCATATATCCGTCCCGAACCTTGATGACGGAGGCGCTGCGTATATCCGTCCAGCCGTATTTGTTGTCGGTATAATTGCCGGTGACGCCCACCAAATCGTAGAGATCCGCTACGCTGACCAATCCATAGACCGAGATCAATTCATCCATTCTGGACAAAACGTCTTCCGCTTCCCCGCGATTGTCCAGAACAATATCGTCGTAATCGTAACCGGTTCTGGCTTTTGGAAATCGATCGCTTCGGCGATCATTTTCTTTGTCGTAATAGCTTCGATAAGACACCTTGGAAGCGGTTGAGCTTTTACCGGTACGTCCGCTGACTCCCAGCAGAGCTTTGACAGTGTCCAAAATAAAATCCTTGATGGCCGGCAGCAAAATGTCCTCTAAAATATAAGACTTTACATGGTCTACATCGTCGGACAGAAAGACGCCCGCCAGCTTGTGAACGCCTTTTTTCTTTCTGGTCTTTGCCGAGCCGTCGATCACTTTTTCGATCTTCTTTTCCAAAATAGCGGATTGCTGCGGATTTTCTTTGGATTTGTGAGAATTGGGCTTGTATTCTTCCATTGGCTTTCTCCTTCCATAAAAATTAAAAAAGGGAAAGCGCCTTGTTACAGGTACTTCCCCTTTTTGGAATACTTTCCTTTCTTATTCCGAATCATCCTCGGATTCCGCTTCATAACACTCAGCTGCCTCGAACGCCGGAGCGATCATTTCCCGCTGTTCCTTTTGAGCCTTAATTTTGGCTATGACCGGCTTTGCCACATACTGCCAGGCAAGCACACCCGCCAGCACGGCGATTCCGATTCCAGCCGCCACTTTAAACCCCTTTCCCGAACCGGCTTTTACCAATTCTTCCGTCGTTTCGATAACCTCTTCATTTGCCATGATTTCGTTGGTATCCATTTTTTGTTCTCCTTTCGTTTTCAGAAAATATAAAGTTCTTCCATTAAAGAGCTTGTTTTTTTCGCGGAGCGGCTGTCACCGCTGAAAGTCATATCGAGGCGCCAACTGATAATCCAGTACCAGACAGGGCGTCCCGTCCTCCGCCAGATGGGAACTGAATCGCAGCTTGATCAATCCCTCGTCGATGTTCCATCCCAGATCATCGCCCATTTTGGTGTTGCTCAGACCGATTTCGTAGTACAAGTCGTTGAGGGAAATATAGCGCTCGTCCAGCATCTGCCGGTTCAGTTCATTCTCCGCCTTTTTCAATTTGTCGATATCCGATTTAAAATATCTTCCGGAAATCGCGTCATAGCAAAGGGTGTCACCCTTGCCGGTCATCACAATTTCCCTGCCGTTCACCGGGTTTTTGTCGATTTTATCTTTGGCGACAGCGTCTCTTACCGATTGTTCTTTTTTCTCTCCGATGACTTCCACCACCTTGCCCTGATAGTCCTTTAAAGCGGATTCGGAAAGAGCGTAAGCGGTTGCCAGCGCGGTGTTTCGGCGTACATGCGCGGAACTCGCTCCGATCAGGCAGAAGACAGACACCCCTCCGATCACTGCCGCCGGAAGATAGCAGAGCCAAGCGGTTTTCACGGCCTCTACAGGCGTTAGCTTCTCCGCGTCCCGCTCCCGCTTCTTTTCTTCGAGCATCATAAGCGCTTTAGGCGTCGCCCTCACCGCCATGACCGCTGTGGTAATCATTCCGGCGATCCCGATTCCCGTTAATATTTCCGGGCTGTGTTTTTTGATGGCCGCTTGGAGACCAGCGGCGGCTTTTGCTAATTTTAATTTAGGCATATGATTTTCTCCTTTCAGGAAAGCATCCTGTCAATGATGTTGTCGGCCGTTTGGCAAGCGGTTTCAAATAGGAATCCGCTGTTTGGATTCAGGCTAGAATATCGCGCCATCTGATCTCTGAAACGCTCCATCGTCAAAAGAGGAGCCGACTTGCCCTCTTCCAGACGTTTTAAGAGTTCCTTTGCCGCCCATCCGGCGTAGCTCAACTGCTCAAAAGAGTACCCTTGCCATAAGGCGATGGTGTTCAAAGCAAGAAGATACTCCCGTACGGTTTGTACAGCACAGTTTGTCACGCTGTCCATCCCTGTCCCCTCCAAAAAAGAAAAGAGTCCGTGATTAGGACTCCTCTTCTTCCTCTTTTGCGGCAAGCGCCTCGCCTATTTTTTCTTCAATTTTTTCCTCCATCTTCCTCTCGTCCACCCAATCGGTCAAAAGCGTTGCTCCCGCGCCGATCACGGTGGCCGCGATCCCAAGGATTTTCAGCAAATTAAATTTTTTCATCAAGCGATTCCTCCTTTCCATAACAGGGTTTGTGTTTTTTGCGGGTTACCAATCGCTGAGCCATTCGGCGGTGGGCTCAAAGACCATGTCGATGACAAAGCACTCCAAGCCGTCGTCCAGTACCGTCCTGTGATGGTCAAAATCGATCCAGTAAATATCCCCATTGCAGGAAGACCAGCCTACGGTCTCTCCAAGCGGCGTCTGTTCCAGCCCTAAAAACGCGTAGAAATCGTTCAGGGAAACGACTCCGCCGAACATAAAATTCCGGTTCAAATGATACTCCGCCTGAAGCACCTTGCTGATGGTCGACTCAAAATATCGATTGGAAAAACTGTCGTAAAAGGTTCTTACTATTTCCGGTTCAGCGCCTTCGTCAAAATCGAGCGTGGAATTGCCTACCATGCCCGGGCAGGTGATGCGGATATCCGAACTTCTCTCTTTTGCGAGGGCATCCGCAACGGCGTCATGAGCGTCCTTGCCGTAAAGTTCTTTCAGTTTGGAGCGGTATTGCCGATAGGACTGCTGAACCAAAGTAAGCGCCCCGGCGAGAGCCGTCTGCCGACGTTGATTGAGAAGGTTGGCTCCAAATATGCAGAAAATCGTAGATAATCCAATGGCTGCCGCCGGAATATATACGCCGCCGGACAGGCGAACCGTCTCCATTCTGGTCAGCTTTTCCCCCTTCTCGTCCGAGGCCTCCTTCAAAAGCCGCATCGCCTTTGGAGTCGCCCGAACCGCCGTAATGGCAGTCGCTGCCGTCCCAACCGCCGCCAGAACGGACAGTATGGTTGGAGAAGCGCGTTTGAAATACAGCTTTAATTTTGGCAGTGCGCTTGTTCGCTTCATCTAATCGTCTCCTTTCTTTTTACAAAAAAAAAGAAAGAGCCGCTGTAAACGGCTCCGTCTCCTAATTCAAACCAACATTTTTCAAAAGCTTTACGAGTTCGTCTTTTGTCAGTTCCGCGTCTATGTTCAGATGAATACGCGCTTTTCCGTCGGCCAGTTCAGCGCTCAATTCGTAAAGCTGAATCTCCGCTTCCAATCCAAGCTTCTTTTTCAGCGCCGCCCTTGCAGCCTTCGCAATCACATTTTTCATCCATTTAGACCCGATTTTCAATTCGTCCATACTCCTTTTATCTCCTTTCGATTTGGTCGGTTTCATAAAAGGAGTTGTAAACGACGCGCTTAAATATCCCGTCTGTCAAACACCGTTTCCCAGCGCTCTTTTGGAAGCGGTTTCATTTTAAGCGCCCACATGATTTGCCGGACAGTGACGGTGGGATACAGGCCGTCCGTACCTCTTCCGGCTCTCTCGTCAAAATATTCCTTAAATTTGGGGTGCAAATAAATATCATCCGTGAGCCAGGCGTCTACCTCGCCCCACCATGTACTCTTTGTGTCGGCGTCGAACCGCTGCTGGATGACGGCCAATCCCCTATCGCCGATTTGAAACAGGGTACAGCGGTTATAGGCCGGGTGGTCGCAAATATATCGATTCCCGTACATGGACAGATAGATGGACGGCTTTTCATAGTGATATCTCATATTACTCCCCGAAAAAAGAAAGAGCCCTTGATTTAAGACTCTTTCTAAGAATTATATGATTTTGTGATAAGACCCTAAAGTAATTTCGACAAAAAGCAAACCCAATCGGATGTACCAGTCGCTCCATCGATGTGGCTTTGTATCCTCATTCCAGGGATACGGCCCGCATGTACGAATTTCACGCTCGATATGAAATCCCAGACTGAATTCTCCTTTGCCTAGTTTTGTGATTAAGAATTCCATAAAATCAACTCCTTCATAACAGAAGTTGTAGATCACGCGCATTTATGTTATTCTCTGTTGTAATTAAAATAGATGGCGAAAAGAGCAAAAAGAAAGAGCCCATGATCGGGCTCCTTCCCCATAAGTTTATTCCGATTCGTCTCCATAAACCTCTTCATATGGTTCGCCTGGGAACTCCTCGTTGTCATGCCAATAGGTTTCGTCGTCATACTTGCTACGTCTGCTGTAGAGCTGCTCATAATCCTCCTCTTCGGTGACATAATCCTCTATGTCCACCGAGTGGCCGCATCGCGGGCAGACAAGCACCTCTTCGTCCGCCTTTTCCATTACCGCTCCGCATTCGTAGCAAGTATAGCTGAATACATCCATTTCATTCATAAACTTTATCTCCTTTCATTTGGAAGGCTCCGTTTTATTATACATCGCCTTTCTTTCATGGTAAAGAGATAAAGAGCTCTTTGCATCCCTTTCCGTAAAAGGGAATGTAAAAATCACGTGGACAAGTCCGTCTCTATCACAATCACACTTATAAACATGAATTAGGGAATATCCATAATAGTCTTATGCACTTTTTACTAAACTCTCTACCATTAAAGTAAAGTTTTTAAATCATCTAAGTCGTTCCTCAAAATTTGCGTCATTGGGTTTTCTAGAGGGTCTTCTGGATCATACGGAGCAATAATATGTAAAATATCCCAGTTTTCCTCAGCCTTATCAAGATATATTCTTGCTTTGTCTCTCATCTCAGCTATTATATTATGATCTGTTTCCAAAATATGATTTCCGAAAATAGTACACATATCACGATAATAAATACATTCATATTGGTAACCGACACTTTGTGAAAAATGTACTGTTTTGGCCTGCTTAGCTATCCTGTGCAAATCTTCCAATACAGCCAGAATCGCTGGAAATGATTTGTTGGGATCTGCATATAAATTTTTAATAAGATATGCGAACTGCTTATCGCATAGTGTGGGATTTCTTTTTTGAGGTAGTATTACGGGTTCTATATGTAAAATGTAGTTGACGTATTTATCGTAAAGAGATGCAAGGGTTTTGAAATTATTTACATTTTTATAGTCAAGTATTAATGCATCCTCATATAGCTCTTTCAATTCTTCATAATGCGATATTGTACTATACATTCTTTCAATAGCACAACCCAAATTTCTTTTGTACACACTTTTTGAACCAAAATGGTTTGCATAAGAACAGTAAAATACTGCTTTTAAGCCATAAATTTTTATTTCATCCTCGGAAACGCCTTCTTCTTTCAGCCGCTTCTTTTCCTGCTCTATTTTGCTATATGCTTCCCCGATTGTGTTACAGAAATAAGCAGATACGGCGGAAATTTTTTTACACGGCCTGTGATGAATATCAGCATATGATTCAGCGGGTATGTAGTTGGGAATGTCTGCATTAAAATCATCCGCAACTCTTGTATATATTTCGATCGCCGTTTTAAAGTGCTCTGAGCGCTCTTTACCCAAGCAACAATAACCCATGTAAAAATGAAACTCTGCAATACGAAAATCAAGATACAATTTTGTAACCGGTTCTTTAATGCCTACTAATATATCTTTTGCAAAAGATATACCGTCCTTTGCTATTTTGCACAAATGATCGTTTTTGTCGAATTTGCTTTCGTGTAATTCGTATACGCTCCTGAATTTTTGTTCAATATCTAAAAGTCTCAGATAAGGAATGGCTGCATCCGCAGATAGTTTGCTAAACATTGTAATTAATTCGTTTGTCGCTTCATCATTGGCTATAGCATACATTTCATGCAAAAATTTGTCTTTATCAACTTGATTTTGCTGTTTTTCTCTTTCTTTAATTTCCTCATTTATTTCCTGTACCCGATACTGCAACTTGTCCACTTCTCTTTTTTCGATCAAGTTGGCGATATTTAGTCCTGCCCAAACAGCTACTGCTAATCCAATAATTGCAATCCCATCGGAAAGAATAGTAGATGAAATTATATTGCTACCTGTCAATTTTTTCGAAACTTCAATTTTAAACAGTGTAGGATAGCACATTGCAAGAACGCATACTATATTTACGATTGTGATTACTACAACAGCAATAAAAGTAGCAATAACTACTGATTTATATATACCATCTTTATCTTTTTTGTTCTTACTTTCTTTAATATTTTTTTAAACATCAATTACTCCTCCTTTATTTTTACATGTCTATTTTAGTATATCATCTAGCAAACCGTATGTAAAGAAAAAAGAGGCCGTGTCATCACACAACCTCTCTCCGGAACCGTCTGTTTCCTTACTTTTTCGTCGGTTTAAAACGGTTAAACAATCCTCTGAATGTTGTCGAGGTGTAGGCTCCCGTTTCCTCGAATCTAAACCCCCTTCGCATCCAGCAAGCGTAGAATAGTAACGGCAATATCAGTTCCGCCGCCGCGATTCCAAGCCTCATGTACCGATCTTTGACCTGTTCGTCCAATTGATCCTGCTTGAGATCCTGGTCTAAGCCGCGATAAGCGGCTTCCGCCTCTTTCTCAACCCGATCCTGTTCGTTTTTCGTCTCCTCGATCCTCAGCTTGTAAAGCTTCGCCACAGCTTCCACTGCCGCCGACTTTTCTTCGCTTCCTGACGGCAAAGAGGGCAAATCCTCGATTTGAGCCTTAATTTCCTCTTCCAACAAATCTTTTAATTCTTCCATTTTACCTTCTCCTTTTCATTTTTGTCGGTTCCATAACAGGGAGTGCGATTCACGCGGAACAGAAAAATACCCACAAATGCTTCGGTTATTTGGCGTTAAAGTTTTTCGGAAATTTTCACCCGGGGAATTTTTCCAATACCAATCTAACACACTTTTTCGTCACCTGCGTACGGGAAATATAAAAAACGGGAAGGGCTCACATGACAGAACCCCTCCTGTTTATGCGCGTTACCGCCTTTCCTGACTGAGCAGCCAGAAAAACCGCCGGTACCGGTCATAATAAGTATCTTTGCCGCATGGAATACAAAACCTCGCTTTCAAAGCGTCATAAGGCAAGCCCTCGGTCACCCCTTTTAAAATATAATCCGCCAGCTCCGGATCGGCCTGCACCGTAAGCTTTTCGATCATTTTCATTCGGTCGGCGTAAAAAACTCTGGCGGAAGCACAGCCTGCCGTCGGGTCGACCCATGATAAATTGGTATTGACGCCGCCTGTTAATCCAAAGCTTCTTTCCCGTAAACCAGCTAAAGCGTTATACTCTTTTCTCCAGATGGGGTATTGCAGACAGAAATGCTTCAGTTCATAATACCGATGCCGTTCGATCCAGTATTGTTTTTTAGAGGATAATTCCGGACGTATTGTCGTTCCCATTATCGTTTTTCTCCTTTCCACACATAACCGGTTTGCTCCCAAAGCAGCTTCGGGGAAATATAGTAGCGGATTCTCCCAAACTTTGAGTTCATCTGCTCCAAGCTTGTGATTGGTTTTCCGTTTCGAGTCGCGTTTCCAATGGGCAGCCAGCCGGATATAATGCCGGCTCTCACCCAGCAAGCGTCTTTACCATACACTTTGGCCGCCACTGCCACCGGAACAGAGCCCTGAGCATATCCGATTTCGTCCGAATCGTCCCGCTTTTTTTCGGCTTCTTTCTCGTCGAACAGCTTTTTGATCGCTTCATACAGTCCATCCGCTATAAACTGTGCGTCCGTTTTTGAGGCCTGTTGTTTGGTTTCTATTTTCTCTGCCATTTGCTAGTCCCTCCTTTTGAAATCTATTCTAAGTTAGAATCCACGATTTGCGAAAACAAAGTCGGTGGAAAAAGGACAAAAAAATAAGGCCGAGATTTTACTCTCAGCCTCAGTGACCAATATCACTCCATTTTAATAATCGCATCTTGAAATTCTTCCTCGCTCAACACCAGTTTTCCTTTGATTTTGTCCTCGTCAACGATGATTCGCTTCATTTTATCTCCCTCATGCTGGCACCATTTCCGGCACTCGGGATAGGTTGGAAAACCACATACGACGCATAAGGGTTTATGCCTTCCTTCCGTCTCCGGAAATTCCTCCTCGCACTCATACTCGATAAAATAGCCGCCGTCTTTTGACTCTACAAATTCATGGCAAGTAATTTTCATAGACATCCTCTCCTTTCTGCTATTACCATTCTACCACATTTCTCCGAAAACTGAAAGGGTATGTTTTCACATTTCCCTTTCAGATGATCGGGGGCTTACGACGTCAAAATCCTGAACTTTTCCTTCAGCTCGGAAATCTGTTGCTGATCTGCTTCTGCGTAAACAGTGTATTCAATTTTCCGCTTGTGAGTTTCAATCACTCTGACGGTAAATGATACTTTTTCCGCATAAAGCAATCTCAGGCAGATATCCAACTGCTTCGGATTCTTAGCCATAAATCCATTCATAAGTATGACCTCCTTTCATAACAGCCCTTGTAAATTTTGCGCAAGCCACCTCTTCATAGTGGTTTCGCACGGATAGTCCTCAAACCCAAGGGTATCGGAGGTAATCAGCCCTTCCAGAACGCCGATGATAATTTCCCTCTCATACTGTTTGCACGGAAATATACACTCCGGCAACTCTCTGTGCAGCACTTCGCATTCCACACACCGCATCCGGCGAACTGAAATCCGTTCGCTTTTGTGTCCCTTCGTCCGTACAATTCTTAAAACGCTGTCATAATATTTTAACTGTCCTCCGCACCGTGGACAGGTTGATTCGCTATTGCTAATCATATTGATCCTCTTTTAACTTAGATTAAAAAAATAGGTATAGGAGTTGTTGACAATTCCTATATCATGATATATGATTACTAATAACAAATCAACCGAGACCATAACAAATAAAAAGACGAGGCTTTGTCACAAGCCCGTCCTATAACTTTTTTAGTCAAACCCAATAATGATATCTACTGTCGCATTGTCTGTAACTAAACCATGCTTTATAAATTCCTCACCAAGCCGTCCAATGTCTTTTACCGTGATTTTATCTACGATGGTGTTCAGATACCGCCCTTCGTTCCATAGATCGACAACCTTTCCTACTGAAAAATTCTCCGGAATTTTCACATCGTTTTTCAGATTGGGAAGCTCGCCGGTTGTGTTCCAAAGCTTCATTTTTTTCACGCCAACCGCAGATAACAATACGCCTATGGCAATGCCGCCGGTTACGATCATCTCTGTTTTGTGTTCGTTTACAAACTTTTTCAGTTTTTCCTTATTCATATCAGTTCCTCCTTAAAATATAAGTTTTCATAAAAGAGGATGCAAAAAATGCGAAAGGTGGTTAAAAAATGAGTTGGGAATACTCCGATTTGTCTCACACAGCAAAAAAACATGGCGATCCTGAAAAATATATCGAATTGATTCGGATGCACGAACGGCAACAAACTGCTAAAATTATGAATAGAAAATGGTTGCGAAATTCTTTACCTATATTGCTCCTGATGACCCCCTTTGCTGTAAAAGGACTGCGAGACTTTGTAAAACAACGCAGGAAAAAGGTTACGGACGAGGAGGCCAAACAGGCAGAAGAAAATTTGGTACAATACATCAGGGAAAGCGATGATAAGGAGAACCCATACTTATAACCGGAAATAGAAAGAGTCCTTGTCAGGACTCCCCTTCTCTTTCAAGTTGCTCCTTAAATTGTAAATAGCTAACTCCAGCAACACACAGGCCAATAATTGCGATCGAACACCACATCAAAGTATTGCGCTTTCCAATACGCATACCATCCTTGTATGCGTCAAGGTATATAGCGCAATAGGCAATGGGATGAGCTTCTGCAATCGTCTTCATTTCTGTCACCAGATTATGAGACCACTTATCATTTTTCATTTAGATCAACCTCCTTCACAAAAGGAGTTGCGATTTTTGCGAAAGGACATATTAGCGAGTCCCCCCCAAAAAAAAAGAAAGAGCCGTTGTTAACGACTCCAACTTATAACGTTTGCAAGAAGTACGATTGGCCATATGATGATATCTATAATCGCCCCAACCAATATTTCAGCTTTTGTATATTGGACTTTTTCCTCAATATAACCCCTAATGACAAAAGTTTCAAATATGATTCCTAAAATTAAATAAATCTTCATACCCATAATTTTCTTCTCCTTTCATAAGAGAAGATGTAATTATTGCGAAAGGAAAGGCAATGAAAAAGAAAATTTATGGAACAGCTAAACATCTGAATCAGATATATACTGTCGAAGGTGGCCCAAAAAACCACGACGATATCCAACAAACAAAAGGCATTTTAAAACTCGCGGCGGTTATCTTAACGGGGCTGGAAATAAAACGTTTAGCGGAAAAAATCGAAAACGTAGAATTAAAAGTTAATAAGCTGAAAAAAGGAGAATAATATCATGCTGACTCAGTGTCCCGAATGTGAATTGCAGGTCAGCGACAAAGCGCTTTCCTGCCCTCATTGCGGCTACCCGATGCAGCCCGCCTCCAAAACAGGAAATCCCCGAAAATCAAATAAACGCAAACGCCTTCCCAACGGGTTTGGCCAAATCAGCGAAATTAAAAACCGCAACCTCCGAAAACCCTTCCGGGCGATGGTTACAGTGGGTAAAGCTCCCAACGGGAGGCCGATTTGCAAACCGCTCAAGCCGGAATCCTATTTTCCAACCTACAACGACGCTTACGCGGCTTTGGTGGAGTACAACAAAAATCCCTACGACCTGGAGCCGTCCATGACGGTAAGGGAGCTGTATGAGAAGTGGACGGAGGAATATTTTAAAACCTTAAAATCCGATTCCAGCGCCCGAACCATTACCGCCGCATGGGCGTATTGCTCTTCGGTCTACGACATGAGAGCCGCCGACATACGCGCCCGTCATATCAAAGGCTGCATGGAGGAGGGGGTGGCCGTCATCAAAGGCGAGGAACGGCATCCCACCGCCGGAGTAAAGGCGAGAATCAAATCCATGTTTAATCTCATGCTGGACTATGGGCTGGAATACGAAATCGTGGACAAAAACTACTCCAGAACCTTCAACCTATCCGACGATATTGTGAAAGAAAAGGAGGAAGCCAAAAGAGGGCATATCCCCTTTACCGGAGAAGAACTGCAAATCCTGTGGAAACATATAAACGACGTCAAATATGTGGACGTCGTACTGATACAGTGTTATTCCGGATGGCGGCCTCAGGAATTGGGGCTGATCGAACTAAAAAACGTCGATCTGGACAACTGGACGTTTCGGGGAGGCATGAAAACCGACGCCGGTACCGATCGGACTGTCCCCATCCATTCCAAAATTCGCGCCCTCGTTGTCCAAAAATACAAAGAAGCCGAAGCCCTCGGCAGCAGATATCTCATCAACTGCACCGACGCTTCGACTCATCGCGGTTCTGTCATGTTCACCTATGACAAATATCAAAAAAGATTTCAAAAGGTGCGAGACCGGTTGGGACTCAACCCCCAGCATCGCGCTCACGACGGCCGGGTGCAGTTTGTCACCATGGCAAAAAAATATGGCGTAGATGAATACGCCATCAAATATATGGTCGGTCATTCCATCAACGACGTCACCGAAAAAATCTACACCAAACGGGAACTGGACTGGCTGAAAGAAGAAATCGAAAAAATAAAATAGGATGCTCTCGGTGTAGGAATACAAATATAGGAATAGTGTAGGGATAATGTATGAGTTGCGTACATTATCCCTCTTTTTCACTATTCCCGTTATTGCTTAAAATGCTGATTTTATGGGATTTTGATGATTCCTTATGCCTTTGCGGCTTCCTCGACCGAAACGTGAAATCCTAGAAATACGCCGCTTGAAGGGTAATATGTAGGAGTGCTGTAGAAATAAACAGCCGGCGAGCCTGTCTGCCATCACTGTTTTTCACTCAACTGTACGCCGACATCCCTGCCGCCGTACATAATACGGACGATGCTGATTCTTTTCTGAGCTTCATCCGGCAAGTAAAATACAAGGTAATGATCTACAGGAAAAAACCGCAGCCCCTGACTATGCCATGGCTCGTCTTCATACAGACGATGGCGCATCGGCATTCGGTCAAGGGCGCGAATTTCTTTCATAATCCGTTTGACCTGCTTCACCGCCGTTTCGGGCGCAAGCAAGTGAAAGGCAATATAGGTATATACGGCTCGTAAGTCCCGTTTTGCCTCATCCGTATAGATAACACTCCAGCTCATACCGAAAATTCCCGTTGCATTTCCGCTTCAACATCGTCCGCGGAATATACCCGGCCTTCTCGTATATCGTCCATACCCTTCTGGATTTCTACATCAAACCGCTCCTTTGTAAGGGAGCCGTATGCCACCGGTTCCTCCATGGGAAGCTTCATCTCAAAGGGAATCCCTCGTTGCAAAATAACCTGTCTCAAAAACATACCCACCGCGTTGGACATTGGAATCCCCAGACGGTTGAGGACGTCTTCCGCCTGCGCTTTGATTTCCGGCTCTACACGGGCAAAAATATTTGATGCTTTCGCCATACGAATCTCCTCCTTCTGAGAATAGTATACCCTATTTTTCAGTAAAACGCAAGCGATTCGCAATCAAAAATATCCCTACACCTTCCGATACACCGTCCTATACTGCACCGGATTTCCGGACGAATCGATGATGGTATTCCCGCTGGAATCTTGCAGCGTCTCATAAAAAGAGTATTCGCTGGGACGCCCGGCGAGCATCGTTCCGTTTACCACGGCGCCGTCTGCCTTGTGGGCGGTATACCCGCTGAGCAGAACGTCGGCGGTTATGGTATCCCCCGTCAAATCGATCAAGGTCCTTTTGTTGAAAATAACCTTATTGACAGCCACTTCATCACCCCGCGATCGTCACCGTCGTCCCTCCGGCCGAATTGCTCGACTCTACATACGGAATCGCCGCTACCGTCACTTGCCCCAGATAATCATACCCCGTATCTGGCAATACCGTCTGAGCCGCCGTTCCCGGCGTGACCGTCTTGGACTGTGCTTTAATGGCTTCTCCACTGTAGGAACCTGCCACGCCGAGAATGGTTACTCCGGATTTGATATTGCCCGCTGTCAGCTTGGTTTTCTCGGTGGCGTCCAGCGCCACTGTCCCGGAGCCGTCGTGATACCCGATTGGAATGGTGTAAACCCCGTCTTTTCGGGAAATCTTCCCCGAAACCGCCCCGTTGTTCTTCATCGAGCCGGTGATTTTCGCCCCTCTCGCGTAAGCCGTCTTTCCTATGAGTATCTCGGAGGCCGCCACGGTGGCATCGGTCGAATCCACGTTAAAAGAGCAGCTACCGGTAATGGCCTCGCCGCTTTTGTCGTGGGCGGTGGCTCCCGATAACAGAACCTCCGGCGCAACGGAATCCGCCGTCAGGTCAATCAGGGTTCTCCCGCCGTAAATTACTTTGTTAATTGCCATACTCCAACTCCTTTGCGATATAGGCTGTAACGCCGTCGGACTCGTTGCTCGTCTCCCAGTAAGGAACCTCCGTCACAGTGATGTCTTCCTTGAGCAGCTTTTCGGCGGTCTGAAGCGTCTGAGCGTCAAAAGCGCGGGGAACTACCTGATACGCGCCGTTGTAAACGTCGTATTCCTTCATGATCGAAATATTGCCGGATAAAGTCCGATTGGAGGACAATTTGCCGGACAAGGCGCTCTTTGCGGAAACCGAACCGGTTAAGGAAGCCCCCAGCGCTTTGATTTCGCTCATATCAGTACACCTCTTCTGTAATATTGATTTTGGCGGTCGTAATAAAGGTGTCCACTTCCCCGTTCGCCTTTGTAAGCTGAATGTCGTACACGTATTTTCCGAACTTGAGCGGTTTGGTGTCCTCCGGTTCGATCACCAGCGTCATGGTATCGATGGGAATATTTTTGATCAAAAGGGGATCGGTATCCGAATACGCGCTTTTCATGGCAAACCGAACGGAATCGCCCCGCGCGGGGATATAAGGGACGCCGTCTGAATCGGTGATGGAAATCATTGCCGTAAAGGTATCCCCTCTCGTGAGGGTAATGGTCGTGCCGGAAACGCTGTAACTCATCGTCTGCTCCTCCTATATCCCAATCTGTTTGAAAATAAACCCAACGACAATGCCGAGAATCGCCGTAAGCAGATATCCCACCGCCTTGCGCCACATTTTCCCGTCCCTCGACTCCAATATCTCCAGTCGCTTCCCTTGCATCAACTGTTCTTTTAGCATACTTTCCATATTAACTGCCAGCTTTTCAATGGAGGTGTTCAGCGTTTCCAGCCGTTTGGCGTTTTCTTCCAAAAGCTCAATCCGCCTGTCCTGCCTTTTGTTTTCTTCCTCTATTCTGCGGCGAAACTCCTCGTGCTCCGCTCGTGTGATCGGTGTGTCCATATCCTTTCATCTCCTAATCTGTCAGCAATCACCTGAGCGAATGCCCCTGTTAATATGCCTTTCCCGTGATCTCTTCAAACTCCGTCTCGGTAATCCATGCCATTTTGACGGCGTTGCGCACGCGCACCTCGTTCCACATCTTCATTTTATAATAGCGTTTTACCTGATCGTAATGACCGCTGTGTTCCATAATGATTCCCTCCTTACAGTTCCACGCCAGCCATCATAGCCAGGTATTCAATGTCCGACCGCGTTTTGATTTTATCCAGTTCTTCATAAGACAGATCGCGGAGGATAAACCAGTATTGCCCGTCATACTCGGCAACCTGAACCAGCTCCATATGTTCATGCTTTTCGTCATAATCCTCGTTGCTGATAACCACCGGAGAACAGTTGCCGTCAAAAATATCAGCGGAAACAGGGTTTTCCGAAATAAAGTTGTTGCCGTTGAGTTTCAGGTTCTCAATTACTGTCCCGTCGGCAAGGGTAATCGCGTAAATTTTATTGTCCATTCTTAAATGCTCCTTCTATTTATTTTTTAAATCAAAAGTCATAATTTAAGGCTTTCCAATGGCAAAAACCGGGAGAACGCCAACGGAATTGTCAGCATAAGAACTCGACGGGTGTCCGTCAGTCGCTATAGAAAATTTATAATAGTCGCTGATATCGCTTAGCCAAAATTCATTTAAACCATTGACGAAACCGGGATTCGTTTTAAATATCGACAATTGCTTAAAAGGGGACGGTATGTTGCATACATTAGAAGGTGAAGCGCATGATAAGCTGCCAAAAACCATAACTTCGTTTGGAAGGATTAAATCGGACACAAATGTAGTGGTTCCCGATGCGCCGTTAACAGAGCTATTGGACGATGACGCGTTTGTTCCCCAAAACACATGCGTTAACACCGAACTTCCGAATGCTGTTTTCGCTTTGTTTTTGGCGTCCTCTAAATTAGTGGCGTTCATTTTAGACCCTATATAACCGCCCTCTGTATCTCTGGTGTCATTCATCTTAGCGTTATAAAGAACACTCGATGGCATAATGGCCAGATGATGCTTATTCCATTTGATTTGATGGCCGTTGTAAATCCAATAATCAAAATCAACAATGACCCACTTCGTGCCGTTGGCCAGCCAATAATCCCCAAGCCAAAGGCCTTTGAAGGTTCCGTTTTCAATATTGGCGATTTGCGCGGAGGTTAGAGAACTTCCAATATTTTTACCGCGATATATTTCGCCATGCGTTTCCGGAGGAGCAGTAGCGTCCAACATGGCGAATAACGCATCCTCCGACGTCAACAATCCGGGCAGCGCATTGGCCAGATTAGAAGCCAAAATGGTTTTTGTGCCGGCGCTCCCATTCAAAATGAACAGGTCGCTGGAAGAAACACTGGTAACTTTAGAATAGTCCACGATTTTCATTGACATTCCTCCTTTTTATTTCATTGCAAATATAATGCCGATGCTCTGTAAACTCAATCATCCAATCAAAAAATACGGCCGAACCCCAAGGGAATTCATAGGGTTCCAAGGAGCCATATCAGAGGCGGCAAACATATTATCAACAGGATCTCTCAGCCAAAAGGTGGTCAATTTGGTTATAAATAGCGGAGCGACTTGGAATAACGCCAGTTGCGCACTGCAATAGGATCGTGTACGTGACGAACTATGCCTAGTGCCAAAAACCATTATTTCATTTGGAAGCACTACCGTACAGTCGTATATAGACTGACCCTCCGGAAGGCCGTTTTTGACAGAATTTACAAGGTATTCTTTAAATGTCAGCAGATAAGAACCAAAGTTGGATGTGATCGTATTTTTAGCACTAGTAAGATTCGTCGTGTACATCGTACTGCCCACATAACCGCCTGTCGTGGTGCCGCTGCTAGGCATAGTATCATTCATTTTGGCCTCATATAAGCAGCTATCTGGCATAAGAACCAAGTGGTGGTACATCGTGGAGGTTCCTTTCACCGCACTCCTATGATCCATATCCACGATTCTCCAGTCTTTGCCGCCAATTGTCCAATAATCCCCCAGCCAAAGATCTTTAAAAGTTCCATTTCTGACATTATTAATTTGTGTGGTGGTCACTGAAGAACCTAAATATTTTCCCCGAAATATCATCCGATGCGTTTCGGGAGGCGCGGCGGCGTCAAGCATGGCGAATAAAGCGTTACTTACCGTGATGGCTCTATTTCCGGAAGACGTCCCCACAAGCAGCCGGTCGGTAGAAGCCAGCGTGGTGTTCTGCGTCAAATTGGACATGGTAAGTCTTGAAATAAACTGTGTGGAAGTCAGAAGTCCCGGCAGGGCACTCGCCAGATTGGAAGCCAAAATGGTTTTGGTTCCATTGCTTCCGTCCAGCAGGAAAAGGTCGCTGGAAGAAACGCTCGTGACCTTTGAATATTCGGTAATTTTCATCCGCATTCCTCCTTTCTATTTGATTGCGAATAGGACGCTGGCGGCGATAGAGTCTCCGTCACTGTCTAAAATCAATTCGCTGTTGCTGTCATACAACTTGTGGTATACCGTGTATTCGACCGACAAATCCTCAGAGAATTTCTCCAGCATCTGAGTGCGATGTTGGAGTTCCAAAAGCTGACTGGCCAGGTTTGCGGCCACGTCTCCGGAAAGCGTCGCCTTCAAGTCTGAAAACCACGCGTCAAATACCCCTTGGTTTTGTTCCCTCCAACCGGCCATCTCAGCAGTATAGCCGTTGACATAAGAATAAAACCAATCGGACCACTGCCGTTTCCACAAAGCGTTCGTAGCCTTCATGTCGTCGGTTTCCCGCTGATAAAAGGAAGCCCACTGTTGTTTCCACAAGGCGTTTGTGGCCTCCATATCCGCCGTCTCGTTCTCATAAAAAGCCCGCCACTGGTCTCCCCATTGCGCCACAAGGGCATCAATGGACATTTTTTCCAAAGGCGCGGTCACAAAAGGACAGGCCGACGTCCCCACGCAGTTTGTGATGTCCGCCTGCCTGATGGAGGTAACACCGGCGTTCACCCGAATATAGGCCAGCGGATACTGCCACCGGTCGTCGCTTTTCACCATAACAGGTTCTACCGGACGGGACGCCGGTGTTCCCTTTACGATTTTAATGGAATTGGCTCGAACGCTT